GTGTAGGATTCATCGCGATCTGTATTTATGACAACTTTTTTGCATTAACTGCGGGTAAAACAGCATTTCATGTCAGACAAACATAAAAAATTGCCAAATGGCAGACCGAAAACGACGCGCATGGAGATGATGCGTATTCGTGCCTTGGCAATTGGCGTGAACACTTCGACGCTGGCACATTGGGAAAATGCCGGCTGCAATATCGAGGATGACGAAAGCGTGAAGGCGCATGTTGCCAAACTGCAAAGAACTCCAAAGGGAATAAACCCTGAATACCTTACGCCAACAGATCAAGCAGAGGAAACGCCTGACATCGCAGCGCTTAAAGTAGCATTGCTTCGCACTCTCGATGAGAAAGAGGCGCGGCGAATTAAAACTCAGATTGACGGATTGCTTTCCGCGCAAAAGCTCGAAGTGCTAAACGCAAGTTATATCAGCATGATCGACGTAAAAGACGCATTCACAAAACTTGGCAGTACAATACGCGCAGGTATCATGCGCATGCAAGCCGACCTGCCACCGGCATTGGAGGGTCAATCACCGAGCCGGATGGCGAAGATCATCGGCGAGTCATCGGAGAAATTGCTCACAGAACTGAGCGAAACAGAATCGGAATTGTGGCTTGTTGATTGACACCGCACATGCGGTAGATGAATAAAACAGAGATCCTATTCTCAGCATTCCGATCCGCGTGCCGTCCACCGGCAAAAACAACACCGAGCGAATGGGCAACTGGCAGGGTGGCACTTTACGAAGGACTCTCGCCAACCTACGAAGCCGATTCGGCGCCATGGCTGAAAGAACCGCTCGACGCCTTTGCTGAAATTGACGCAAAAGAAGTTTGCTTGCTTGCTCCCGTAGGCACTGGCAAGACCACAATGATCGAGGCAGCGCTGGCTTTCATCGTCTCCGAAGATCCCGGCGGCACAATGATCGTAGGGCAGACCGACGCTGACATCAAAGACTGGGCAGAGACGCGGATGCAATACACGCTGCGTAACACGAAAGACACAGCCAGCCTGCTACCAACTGGGAAGCACCGGCACAAGCTACGCAAGGACGCGATCATATTCCCGCACATGTCCATGTTTCTGACAGGCGCGAACATTTCAGGACTGCAAGCCAAGTCAATGCGCCGCGTTCTTTGTGATGAGGTCTGGACGTGGGACAAGGGCATGATCCGCGAGGCGCAAGGGCGACTTCACGACCGCTGGAACCGGCAGTTCTATCTCCTCAGCCAAGGCGGCTACGTTGGCGACGATTGGCACAAGAAATGGGCGGCAACTTCGCAGCATGAGTTCTCTTTCTGCTGCCCAGCGTGCGAGACATGGCAGGGCTGGCGATGGGAGAATGTGGTTTACGATGACTCCATCGCGGATCGCGTGACGATGGCTCAGACGGCCAGAATCAAATGCTCGAATGCTGATTGTGACTACCACATCGATGACAAGCCGCAGGTTCGACGCCAACTTGCGACCGCTGGAAAATACATTCAACATACCGATGGCATGCCGGATTCGAAAGGCTATCATTACAGCGCGCTGGCAAACTGGCGACTTCCAGTCTGGCGACTCGTGATCGAGCGTTGTGAGGCAATGGACGAAGTCAACCGGGGCAATTTGGATTTGTTGCGGCAGTTTATTCAAAAACGCTTGGCGGATTTCTGGAGCGATGAGCAGGAGGACAACCGAGCGATACTGACCGGCAGCGGATACAGCCTGGCAGAATACGATGACGGTGAGAAATGGGAGGACGAAGCGCATCGATTCATGACAATCGACAGGCAGCAAGATCACTTTTGGGCATTGATCAGGGCGTGGTCGTACGACGGAAGCAGCCGGATGTTATGGTACGGGAAGATCGACACATGGGAGCGCGTAAAGGTTATTCAAGAAAAATACAAAGTCGAAAACCGCAAAACGCAAATCGACTGCGGTTATCAAAAAGACGAAGTTTACAAGCGATGCGCGCAATACGGCTGGCTTGCATTGCGTGGCGACCAGCGCGACAACTACCCGCATCCGACAAAATCGGGCAAGCCAATTTACAAATCGTATTCTCGATATCAAAACGTAACAGCATCGGACGGAAAAAAGACGATGGTTTGTTTTTGGTCGAACCTGGCGCACAAGGACATTCTGTTTCAGCTCAGAAACCAAAAAGGAGTAAGCTGGGAAATTCCAGAAGATGCCGGCCGCGAATACTTGCGGCAGATTGATGCAGAAGTCAGACGCGGCGAGGGCAAGACGGCAGTGTGGAAAAAAAAGCACAACGACAACCACGCCACCGACTGCGAAGCCATGCAGACCGTACTAGCTTCAATGCTTGGCATAATTGGCACGCAGCAAGATACGGAAGAATAATATTTGACACGGGACATCTTGCATGGATGTATCGCCTAAAACGCTGATTCAGGCGTATTATGACGCAGCGCAAGACGATCCAACAATCTTGGGCGCGCTTGTCGATGCAAGGACCGAGGCCCTAACTGGCATGCTTTCAAAAGGCGGCGGCAACACCCTGACCAATTCACAAAAAAACGGAATCAGCTATTCCGTCCTTGTTTCAATGCCCGAAACAACACGCATCACGATCCTAAACACGGCGATCAACTGGATCCGACTTGGAATCAGGCCAGCGTCAAAAACAATAGGAACCATGCAAAACTATGATTGTTGATCAATTCGGGAATAGTTACAAACAAGCGCAAGGAGCGATCACGCAAACGACATCGAGGCCGTGGCAGCCTACGCCAATGCGCGACATCGGCGAACTTGTGCCTGCGCGCGATAGAAAAACGCTTGTATCATTTTCTCGCAGGCTATACTTGAACGAAGGTATTTTGCTTGGAGCGATTCAGCAAAAAGCCATGTATTCGGTCGGCCGCTCATGGCAGGCGCAATCAAAATCAACTGATCGAGAATTTGCCAGACAAGCTGAAAATCTAATCAATGATGAATGGTATAAAATCTGCGACGTCCGAGGAGGTCAAAACACGTTTCAAACAAACCTTTACACAACGTCTTGTGCGGTCGATCGGGATGGCGAAGCATTTATTTTGCTTACCAAAACCGATAACGATTATCCTAAGATTCAGCAAATACCCAGCCATCGAATTGCCAACCCAAACGGCATGCCTGATGGAAAAATTACAAGCGGAACTCACAAAGGAAAAAACCTAATTGATGGAATCATTTACTCGAACGGCGCCCCCCTGGCTTATTGTTTCAATGATCAAAGAGGCGAGTTGTTGCAATATTTGGATTCGCAAAATGTAATTCACATTTTCGATCCGTCATGGCAAGAGCAAGGCCGAGGATTGCCAGCATTTACTCACGCGCTAAACGACCTGCGTGATTCCTTGCAATCGCACGAATGGGAGAGGTATGCGCAGCTTATGCTTTCATCTATCGCGATGATCGAGACAAACGAAACCGGATTACCCGACATCGATGACAATCAAAACGTGATCAATGGAGACGCGACGACCCCAGAGCGCGGCATTATAACCGAAACGTATCAAGGCGGTCAGGTTAAATATTTCGCGGCAAAAAGCGGCGGCAAACTAGAAACAATCAAAAATGATCGGCCTGGCGATATGTGGGAATCTTTTCAGAATCGGATTTACCGCAAAGCGCTCGCCGGTATCAACTGGCCATATTCGATGGTATGGCACGCAACCGGGCAAGGAACCGCGGAGCGCGCGGATCTCGGAAGGGCGCAACGTGCGGTAGAGGATCGGCAAGACCTGCTGGAATACGCGGCAAACCGGATTATCAATTACGTCACGGCAAAATTTGTAAAACTCGGGCGGCTGCCAATTGCTGAGAATTGGTATAAATGGAAATTTACATATCCTAAAAAAATCACAATCGACGATGGCCGAGTCTCGAAAGAATTGATTGAAATGTGGAAAAGCGGATTTTTAAATCCTCAGGATGTGCTTGGCTATCTTGGAAAATCTACTGATGAACACCTAAACGAGCGCATAGCTTATTTGGTGGAACAAAAAACAAAGCAAAAAGCAATCAACGAATCTAATCTTGGAATCAGAATTGAAGATCGAGAAATGGCAATGTTGACACCAAACGAAACACAACAACCAGCAGCACAATAATATGGCGAACGAAGTAACATTTGCATGCAATTTGAAAGCCGTGAAAAACGGCGCAATTATCAATCAATCGTCAAACATGGTCGCGGACATGACGGGCAACGATATGATGCAAAACACGCAGAACATCGGCACGACCGCTGAGCTGGTGACATTTGGCGACATCACAGGAGCGCCGCAGCAGGTCATGATCAAAAACCTTGATGCGACTAACTTTATCGAGCTTGGCGGTGACTCTGGATTGACCGTGTTCAAAATCAAATTGCTAGCCGGTCTCTCATGTCTATTTACGCCATCCTCGGCAACTCTTTACGCAAAAGCAAACACTGCCTCAGTTTTGGTTATGGTAGCGGCCGTGGAAGTATAATGAAACCAACGGCAGAAATGGCAGATGAAGCGCGGCGCGGACTAGAATGGCGCGCTGAATACAATCGAGGCGGCACGGCTATCGGAGTCGCTAGGGCGCGTGATATTAGCAATCGTGTAAATCTATCACCTGATACGATTCGCAGAATGGCAAGTTACTTTGCCCGGCATGAAGTTGATAAGAACGCAGAAGGATTTAGGCAAGGCGAAAAAGGCTATCCATCAGCCGGGCGAATCGCGTGGGCGTTATGGGGCGGAGATCCTGGCAGAACATGGACAAATCAACAATTAAAACAACTTGAAAACATGATCACAATCGAAAACAAAGCGGCAAAGGTGAAGCTCAACGACCAAGTTGACAAGTTCAGCGTGGACAAAGTGATTGAGGAAATATCGAAAGTATATGGCATGAAAGCCGTAGAAGACCACTACGCATTTGGCGAGATTGTCGCTTGTGCTGACAACGCAGTTGATACCCTAGAAATCGAAATCCACACCGCCGGCGGAAGCGTCTTTGAAGGTGGCAGGATTTACAACGAGCTAAAATCACTACGTGAACGCGGCGTTTACGTAACGGCGCGCATCAACACGCTGGCGGCTTCAATGGGCAGCGTAATTGCTATGGGCGCCGACAAGGTTGAAATTGCAAGCAACGGCAAAATCATGATTCACGAAGCGAGCGGCGGAATGCAAGGCGACTCAGAGGATCTGGCGCGCTATGCGGCATTGCTTGAAGAAATAAGTGATGACATTGCCGAAATCTATTCAGAAAAAACCGGCATGGAAAAATACAAGATACGGAAAATGATGAAATCCGAAACTTGGATGAGCGCAAAACAAGCAGTCGAGATGGGATTTGCAGATGTAATTTTTGACACCAAAGCAAAAGCAATGAGCATTCTCGACAAATTCAGACCGGACGCAGCACTTGTTGAAAAGGTTACAGGCTTGGAAGCGATTCTTGCCGACACCGAAAATCAAGTTACTGAAATTTCAGCGCAACTTGTTGAATCGCAAAACTACTTAGCAACTGCAATCAGTGAATTGACGGAAGCCAAAAGCATAGTTGCAGAATTTGAAAGCAAGATCACTGAACTTTCCGCAGAGCGCGACACGGCAACAAGTGAGCTGACAGCATCGAAAGAAAAGATCACAGAACTTGAAAGCGCTGTCACCACAGCGCAAGAGTGCGCGAATATCAAGGCGCTTGAGATTGCCGCACAAGCCGGACTTGCTCCACTCGCAGTTGATCCAAACGAATCGGAATCAACCAACACTAAAACCCGCGCAGAATTTAACCAACTTAGTGCCAAGCAGAAATCCGATTTCTGCAAAAACGGCGGCAAAATCGTTTAACGCTTTTATGGCAAAACAAAAAAAAATTCAACAACTTGAGCCTGATGATCAATCTGAAAATGTGCAAAAAACACCAGATCAAATTCTAATCATGCCGATTGCAGAACTTTTAAAACTAACACCCGAACAACAACAACTTTTCCGCGCTAATGGCGGTACTTCAACTGAAAACTAAACATCATGGCTAACACCCTTACCAACCTGATTCCTAATGTCTACGCCGCTCTGGACGTAGTTTCTCGCGAACTTGTCGGCGCATTGCCCGGCGTAACTCGTGACGCTAAGGCTGATCGCATTGCATCAAACCAAACGCTGCGCATTCCACAAGCTCCAACAAACACGACTTCTAGCTACACGCCATCGATGGCAGTCCCTAGTGCGATTGACCAAACTATTGGCAATGCCGCTTTGACTCTCAGCAAAAACAAATATGCTGGCTTTTCTTGGACTGGTGAAGAAATCTACGCACTGGATCAAGGCCCAGGCTTTTTGACCATCGAGCAAAATCAAATTGCACAAGCGTTCCGCGCTCTGGTCAATGAGATGGAGAACGATGTTTGTGATGCTTTGGCTTTGGGCGCTTCACGAGCTACCGGCACTGCTGGAACCACTCCATTTGCATCAAACCTCGGAGACTCCGCGCAAGTGCGCAAGATTCTTGATGACAACGGCGCGCCTACATCGAGCCGCTCACTTGTCATCAACACAAGCGCCGGAGCTGCACTTCGCACGCTTGGTCAATTGACCAAAGCCAACGAAGCCGGTAATACCATGACGCTGCGCGATGGTGAACTTCTAAACCTGCAAGGATTCAGCGTTCGTGAATCGGCGCAGATCAATGATGCTACAGCCGGAACTGGCTCAGGATACCTGATCAACAATGCTTCAGGATACGCCATCGGATCCACATCGCTAACGCTTGACACCGGCACCGGCACCATCCTTGCTGGCGACATCATCACAATTGGATCAAACAAATACGTCGTCGCAACCGCGCTTGCTACTAACGTAGTTGTCATCAACACTCCGGGACTTGTCGCCGCAGTCGCTGACAATGCCGCAGTGACCGTAAATGCCACGAGCGCGCGCAACATTGCATTCAGCTCGGACGCTTTGATTCTTGCTACTCGCCTGCCAATGTTCCCTGCGCAAGGAGACCTGGCAATCGACAACGAGATCATCACCGACCCGCGCACGGGTATCAGCTTTGACCTTCGCGTTTATCCTGGTGACGGCATGGTTCTGTATCGTATCCATGCTCTCTGGGGCTGGGTCGCCGCAAAACCTGCCCACGCTGCAATTTTGTTGGGCTAATTCTTGTTTGTGTCATACTGGCCTCGCACTGGAAACGGTGCGGGGCTTTTTGTTGACACCACGCAAAAGGCATGAGCCTTGTTGATGATTTCATGTTGTCGCACAATGACGAGTGCGATACGGCCATGGGAATTGTTTCTATGGTCTGCAATGGTCAGACATTTGACGTAGTAAACAATCTTTTCAGCAAGAGCGTAGATGGCGAATTTGGCGGCCTTGAACCACAAATAAGGGGAACGGTCACGGCGCAGCCAGCAAACGTCACCACGCCGCTGTTGATGCTTAATAAACGATGCACAGTTGACGGCTTGTCGTATCGCGTTTCAAGCGTTGACGTCGGGACTGTTGCAATCAATTTTACACTAACTGATCCAAACGAAAAATGATTGAGGTCAGAATATCGCCGGCGCAACGTAGAAAGCTGGAATTAGAATTAAGAAAATTTGCTTCTAGGTCAGGAATTGCTGTTGCTGAAACCGTGGCGATAATCGGACAATCGGTCGCAAAGGAACTAGCAAGAAAAGTTCAGCCTTGGGGACTGAGCAAAAAACAAGGCGACAAATTTGAGCTTAACATCCTCAAGCAAGTCAGCAAGGCGGCACGATACGCGACATACAAAGGCGCGCCAGGCGATGTCAGTGATGTGCATGAACGATACAGGAACAAAAATGGAGCCGTGACCGTGCGCGCTCCTGACAAAATACAGCCAAAAAGGAAACCATTTGTCAGGCCGGAAGTTTTAACTGAAGCCAAGAAAAAACAGGCAAATGCCGGCATTGCAAAGGCTGGATGGATCGCGGCTGGAGAAAGCATCGATTCGCCATTGCTTAAAACCGCAAAGGGTATTTCTAAGCGCATAAAAGGAATTGCGCCTTGGATCCGCCGGCACGTAAATAGCAACAAAGGATCATCAGCATTTATCCGAAAAGGCGGACTCAATTCAACAATTTACCTGACGAACAAAGTTGATTACGCATACAGCAAAACCGGAACTAATGGGCAAGCCGTGCAAGGTGCAATTGCCGATGGCTACAAGCGGACAATCTCAATAATCAAAGCAAGATTGAAAAAACTACAATGACAACGCAGACAATCAAAACTGCAATTGTGAATATACTAAATTCACAAATCTCAGCAATTCCAACCGTGGACGCGCAGCAATTTGAAGAAATTGAATTGCCATTTATTGGCGTCACAATGACCAGTGAGCGCATTTCATTTACTTTGACAAAAGCATACCGCGGAACTGTTGAAATCAAGCTAAGGGCACACAGCGGCGATACGTTGACTGTCGATCAAATCAACGACATCACAAATGAGCTGGAAACAATTCTTGCGGCTAATTTCAAAACCCTAATGAACGCCGAACTAAACGGAATTTTCATTGATTATTTTGCCAATAATGGCGGCATACCGCAATGGGAAAATGACAGCCTAGAATG